AATGTTCGTACTTAAGATCACTGAGACTAATAGTTCCGTCAAGTTTAGGGTCTCCTTCGATAGCCCTGGAAATTCTTTCTTCATGGTTTCCAAGGGTGAGAACCATTCGGGGTCGATATTGTTTATCCTTATTTCTTCGTGCTCTTTCATTATGTTCCTTAATAGGTGCAAGCAACATCTCCATTGCTTTCCTCGTTACTTCAATGTCAGTCTTATATCGTCTTCCTTCAAAGCTCTTCTTGCCTACATCGTAACTCGACAAGCTAGGCATGTCAGCAAAGTCTCCAATCTGTACAATTACATCTGGTTTTTTCTCTGCTAGATATTTCCCAACCCATGTCAGATAAGATAAGTCAACACCGTCTTTAACCTGACAGTCTGGTATCACGCAATGAACAGCCATTACTCTTCCTCTTCTTCGTTAATCTCAGTCTTAACAATGTGATCGTTAGGACCTAGTGTCTCAAACAATCCTTGATCTGCTTCCATCCCATATGGGTCTTTAATTAACACCCGATCTGTGACGCCGCAATAGCCTGTGCTCTCTAGGAACTTACAGAATTGCCAAAGGATAGGAACCCAGGTGATACCATCTTCAAAGTAGTGTCGGGTCTTGATAGTAGTAGCTTCAGGACAAACTCCATAGCCTTCGCCTCGCTCTGAATCATAAATAAAACGATATACATTACTCATGTTTACTCCTTAGTAAATCAAAAAAATATTCAGCATCTACAACTACAAGAGGGCTGGACCGATTCTGTTTAATAACAACGACAGGTTCGTATCCTCCTGCATTTCCCTTTGCTTGTTCGTAATAACCGTATACTGAGATAGCTGCTCTGGACTTACATTCCACACTGATTGGTAGGACCCGTCTGGCTGCTGGACTAAATAGCAGGTCTTCCCCTGACACGCCCATACTAACTGAGCGTACATCGTCTGCCTCCAGATTGAATTTGGATAGTACTTGATCTCTTACCCACTTTTGTAGGTGTCTTCCTTTGGACTTGGCGCTGCTGGGTTTCAAAGACCACTTCCTTTCTTACTTTAATCCACTGCTTAGGGATATGCATACGGGCATTGCTACTGTCCATACTGACTGTACTAGCGATACATAGAGCGTCATCTGTCTCATCAATAATCCATCCGATAGTGTGGCATAGATGAACCTCAGCTTTAACATTCTCTTGCCACTCTACATCTGCTACTGCGTCAACCCACTGGATGTATTGAACAGGGCTGGTGACCAAATCTGATTTTCTTTTCTTCGTATCCATAACAATTGTCCGTTCTCCAAGACTCTAGCTTCATCGTTGTCATATGCTTTTAGCACAGCCTCATACATATGTTCCTCTGTTACACAGTCCTGCAGAATCTTCTCAGCTTTCTTTGGACCAATACCTTTTAGACCAACAATATTATCAACCCTATCGCCAGTAAGGATCTGCGTATAGAAATGTTTGATAGCTTCTTGGTCATTAACTAAATACTTTTTGTCCTTAATAAAATTATAATGCCATCCACGAATCATGTCAAGGTCTTTGTCTATCGACATGATAACAAAGTCTTCAACATCTTCAAACTCATAAGCTCTTATGCCTATAGCATCATCAGCTTCTTGATCTTCTTGGACAATACAGCCCCAGGCAGAGGTAAGGTATTCACGAATCAGATCGTAATGAATTGGTTTATCTGCTGTACGATTACCTTTGTATGGAGCAGTGACTGCAACTTGTTTCCTGAAATTGTTAGAGCCAGTGAGATAGCCCTGGTAGTCTCCTACCCAAGGCTTCATCACTAACTCTTCCATGAATTCTGCTGTTCGTGCTAAGCAGAGTTTCTCACTCACATCTTGAGAAGCAAACCCAATACGATAGCAAACGATGTCAGCATCAATCAGTGCAAACATTACTTCTTTAGGAACGCTGCCATTGCTTCAAGAGTCTGAGCAGCTTGTTTCTTGCTGCTAAACTCATTGTCGTTGATTGTGACAGAACCATCTGCTCCAACTGAGAAGCGGAAGGTTTCATTAAAACCAAAGACACCCAGGGTGGGTGTAACTACTTCAAACGAAGACTCTACAGGTGAAACCTTAATAGACAACTTCGGGTTCGATACTGCTTTCTTTGAATCAGCCATACTAACTCCTTTATAGTACATCATCAGTAGCAGTGACAGCTTCGCCTTCGTAGACTACGAGGTCAGTCACCACTAGTTTATTAATACCCACACCAACACCTTTCTTACCCTTGTACGAATACTCATAGGGCTTGAGCAGTGCGATACCTTTACTGCCATTACCTACCTTACCAGCAATAGGATTACCATCTGTATCCTCTGTCTTGATAGGATAATTGACAGACTTAGCAGTGATGAACATGCCCTTCTCAGGCTGATCAGACTTGCTTCGTACTTCCACACCCATAGACTTCAGGGCATCGATAGCGCCTTTGGTAAGGTTACAGAGGTCTACCTGATACTTACCTGATAGCTGGTTAGGCGTATCAAGGAAGGCCCACATAATCTCTGCCTGTACTTTAAGCGGTTTAAGATCCATTTACTTCTCCTTTTAAATAACTACATAAATAGTATAGCACATCAGTGCAACTTGTCAACATCTTTTGGTGATGATTTCATATCGTGGAATAGAGCCATCATAAAAGCTGTACTAAAGATAGACTTCAGATCCTCCATGTCAGTAACAGATGTCTTCATATTAATTGTTCTGTCCTTCTTTACGCAGAGGAATACCACATCCTCCATGTCTGCCCAGAATTCATCGTCCTTGTCTAGTGGGTGTTTGCCCATGTTTTACCTTTCTTATATTCACCATCTAAAGGGCAGCGAAGACCCAGTTCAATACCTGCTTGCTTAATACTACTGACTGCTAAATCACCTACTAAATCTGCATCCTGTTCAGAGCACTCTATCTGCCACTCATCATGTACATTAGCTACAAACTGTGCGCTTGGTGTAAACTTACGCAACTTGCTGTCCAGGATTACCAGGGCCTGCTTCATCACTATCGCACCAGCACTTTGGAGTAGCGTGTTAAGTGCTGCGTGTGAGGAGCGAACCTGTAATTTCCTACCGTCAAGACCTGGAAGCGATCCTTGTATCGATAGCTTTTCAACCTTGTCTCGAAGTGCTTTGAGACTTGGCGTGTTCCGAAGAAAATTATCGATGAGTTCTTTACCTTCCTTTGCTGAACCACCAACAATCTTCCCGATCTTGGCAGGTCCTGCCCCGTATAGTAAAGCGTAAATGAATGTCTTTGCTTGCGCTCTTGTTTGAAGACCCGCCGCAGTTTGGTTCTTGGTGTGGATATCACCATCAACGATTTCTTTAGCATACTGTTCATCCTTCATATAGTGTGCAAGCATACGCAGTTCTAGTGACGAAGCATCCGCACCAATTAATACATTGCCTTCGTTTACTGTCCAGCAATCCCTACACTCCTTACCCCAGGGACTAGACCCACTAGGGACCTGAGCCATGTTAGGGCTGTGGTGTGTCATGCGTCCTGTGACTGCTCCGTTGGTGATGACCTTACCGTGAACCCTGTGCTCGTCAGATACAAACTCAAGCCACGATTCAACCTGAGCCACCCGTTTCTGAAGCAGTAAGTACTCGGCCATGAGCTTTGCTTCTGGTATATCAACTCCATCCAGGACTGCTTCATCTACAATCACCTGTCCTTTCTCAGTATGCTTTGTAGGTTTCCATCCTTTCTCTATAAGGCGCTTAGCAATCTGCTGCCTAGATCCAGGATTGAATATTTCAACATCATCCTTCAACTGCTTGCCTGTCTTCTCACTAATCCTTTGAGTAACAATTGGTGGAAACACAGACTGCAAGTCTTCCTCAATGTCAGATAACCTACGCTTCCATTGCCCAAGCAAACACTGTGCCTTCACTGTGTCCAACTTAAAACCATGCTTCTCTTGTCTTGCAACAATAGATGCAACCTTGTGCTCCAGTTCAATAGATTGATCAGAGAATCCTTTTAACTCCTTGGTTAGGTACTGGTGTAGCTCGCCACAGATACGAACATCTTCCTGGCAATACTCAATCATCTCTGCTGTTAGGCCTCCCTCGAAATCTTCGTATTCCTTCTTGGTTCTGTTTACGAGTTTTGCTAGATTTGCTAGGCTGTGTCCCCCTTCCCTTGACGGGCTTGATAGTCTTGACATAACCAGTGTATCCTGTACTTGGCTCAATCGAATCGTACTCTTCCAGACTCTGTTCAATACTGGAAAGTCGAAGCTGATCCCGTTGTGAGCTACTATCAATTTTGCTTGTTGAATAAACTTGTTGAAGTCCTGTGCGTTTGTCCATGTCTTTACTTCTTTAGTGTCAATGTCATAGGTGCAGCAAACCCAAATGCGATCATGCTTCAGGTTTGTTTCGATATCCAGTGCAACTCTCATGTAGGTATATTCCATTCGCTACGGTGTTAAATATTTTATCATATCCCATTCCTTTTAGCAAGTCATCAAAGTCCTGTATCTGTCCCTCATTCTCCACGCAAATAACCTTTGGTCTTGCATTCATGCTTAGTAGAACTGGGTAATCATATCCTTCGATGTCAATACAAAGTAAATCAGGGACATATAAACTCTTAAACAAACTATCGATTGTTACAACTGGAATCTCTTTGACTTCACGAATACTAAAATGTCGGTACTTATCTATAAACTCAGACACTTTCGTAAAATCAAAACTATTCCTGCCTGAGAACGCATCCACCATATAGAAAGGCGCAGTACCAACTGAGCAGCCAACTCCAACATTTAGGATATTATCCTCTGGCCTAGCCTTCTCAAAGGCAAGGATGTGATTAGGGTTAGCCTCTACGCATACGCCTCTCCAACCACGATCATATAGCAGCGCAGTGTTGCTGATATTATGAGGATGGTGTGCTCCTACATCGAAGTACTTACCTTTCTTGATGCCTAACTTATGAAACACATTCAGTAGGATAAGGTCCTCGCCAAACTGTGAGTAAGTCTTATCACCAAAGAATTGGTCAGGATGACTCATAGTTCCTCCACCACAGTCTCAGTCATGCGTCCAGTAACCCTGTCGTAGTACAGTCCACAGGCAGGGCCAGTCAATCCACTGAAGCGATTCTTCAAAACCCTGACTCGTGTTGTGTGACGCTCTTTCAAGTCCTCAGCCTGTCCGTTACGCTCCAGACCTAGCACCATGTCGGATAACTGACCAATCGAACCTGAGCCTCGTAGTGCAGACAGAGAGGTGCTTGCTCCTTCCTCGTGTCCCTTACCATCAGGTCTCTTGAGATGTGAGACACAGAACAAAGCAATGCCTGTCTCTTGCACAATCATTCGCAGCTTAGTCATGATCTCATCCAGTGCCTTGCGCTCGTCACCATTCTCCTGAGCTGAGACAACAATAGACACATGGTCCAAGAAAATAAACTTACAGTTCAGTGCCTTCGCCATGAACCTAACCCTGCTTATGATGTTATCGATTGCAGTAGATCCGAAGTGATCAAACAGGTAGACACGACCAGTCCCTAATGTAGCATCGAATGCTGTGCGTAGTTCATCATCACTAACTTCGATATCAGGTAGGTGCAGTGGCTTATTTGCATGCAAGCTCATAAGACTCTTGGCTGTACGCTTGACTGATTCTTCGAGGAACAATAGACCAATGTTATCCTGGCTGCTGTTCAGAATATGGTACACAATCTCTCGCAAAAACTGTGACTTACCCAGGCCAGAGCCTGCAGTGATCGTCACCATCTCACCAGACCTGATACCATAGGTAAGATCGTTCAGGCCAGAGAAAGGATAGAGTACATCAGCCTTCTCTACTGGCTGGTTCACAATATCCCACAGTCCAGCACCATCAACAATCCCATCAGGCGTGAATCGCTCTGCCTTCCACCATAGGTTTACAAACTCAGCTACCTTGTTTTGCTGGATGAATTCGCAGGCGTCTTTAAAGTCTTTGGTTCCTTTAAATATCTTGGCTTTAGTTCCAAGGATCTCAGCGACTTGTGTAGCAGCAGTTCGACCCGCATCATCGTTGTCGAAACAGATGACAATATTCTCGAAGCTGTCGAGCCACTCATAATTCGCCTTGATATCTTGTGCTGCATTACCTGCACCATTCCTAACAGAAACCACAGGGTACTTAGAACCAAGCATCTGATACGCCGCCGCAGCATCAAACTCCCCTTCGGTGATCGTAACATACTTGCCTCCCTTTGTAAACATCTGCTGCCCAAACAATACTCCCTTGGGCCAGTCACCTTCAATACTGAAACGCTTGTCAGCAATCTGTCGCTTCTTAAAAGCTACCAGATCATTGCCAGAGTAGTAAGGAAAATAATAATTACCGTTTTTAATACCAATCCCATAGTCCAGGCAAGTGTCCCGTGTGAGGCCACGCTCTTTGATTGATTCATACGATAGCTCATGCACATTGCTCAAGTGTGTACTCACCTTAGTTAGTACCTGCTTAGGTTCATTATCTTGTTTGTTCTTTGTTGCTTTACCACAGCTAAAACACCTGCTGCCCCAGTCATAGTAGGTCAGTGCGTCACTGCTGCCACAGTCAGGACAGGGCTGATGTGTCCTTAATTGCTCACCCATTTAGCTTCTCCAATTTTGAGAGCCTTAATTGTATCACCTCCTGCAGCAGCTTGTCAAGCCCATGTTGTATGGACAAGTCAGCAAAGGCAGACAGTGTATACCAGTAGTGAGATTCTTCACCTGTTTCTGCAATGAATCTTGCTTGATCATCTTCCACTATTTAGTTCCTTATTAGTTATCTTATAAGATAATTATTAATAATATTACTTAGTAACTAAGTAGAGATAGTTTAGCATACTTCGTCATCAATGTCAAGCAAAATATCCATATCAGAATTATTAATACTGTCATAATCCTTTGCCTCATCTTCGTCATGCGCTAAATCACTTCTTTCTACTGTAAGTATGTACTCACTAACACTAGCAAAACAGTTGTTACATAGGTCAGTGTACTCATTGGTTAACACACTCTTGCGTGTGGCTTCATAGTCTGTTAATGCTGCGTTGCAGCTAAGGCATCTCATGATTTGTACCGTTCATTATTTAATTCAATTAGTAGTCGTGCTATATGTTCATCAGCTAGTCGAAGCTCGTCCTCTAGTCGATCCATCCTAGCTCGCATCATAAAGTTCTCACGCTCAAGCTCAGAGATAAGACCATCAACATCATGAATTAAATCGTTGAGTGTTTCATTCTTTTCACCAAGCTCTACCTCGTAAGGGACACCTGAAACTCTAGTCTTTACCACTGTTTTTATCCTCCATGTAACTCACAAATAAAGCGAAGATGACAACACTTAACATCATAATCAAGTCAGATAGTGTCACTTCATAGCCTCCATAGTCAGGCCTACATTACCCAAGGCATAGCCCAGGAAAGCAACCCCCAGGCCATGATGGCCCTTGATTAATAGGTCAACAGCTACCACCAAATACACGAAACCTATCAGTCCTATTAGAGGCCCAGCCATGTGATCCCCCAGTCATGAAACCCTGTCTTCCTAGGAAATTTCTCGTTCAGCATCTCCACTGCCTTGCGAGTATTGTCAGGACCACACCACTTGATAAGCTCTTCAAGCTCCTCGTACATGTCCCTGTAGTCAGAGTAACGCCAGCGCAATTCGATAAGGTCAGCACACAAATAAGCCTCATCAAATTGCATGTCCTTGATAACTTGCTCAAGCTCTGCAACCTTCTCTTCAAGGCGCTCTACCTCATCATTGTGAGTGTCAATGTGTACCCAGTCTTCCTGTCCAATATAACTCATCTTGTCTTTCCTTTTGTTAATATGTCTACCTGCACCACTACGCTGCGCATGCTTCGCTACATAATTCCTCTGCTTCATCATACACCTCTAGTATATTAATCCATGCACCAAGATACCATGTACCACCTTGTGAATCAGGACGCTTGATGATATCCATAGGATCAAATTCTACCTTAGCCCAAACACGATCACCACCTTGTCGTAGGTGTGGTGCTCTCATCTCAGCACAGATGTGCCAGCCAGGACGAAAAGCATAGCCCTTAGTATGATGAGCTTCAGCAAAATAAAATGTGTTAGGAACCAGCCTCTGCTTACGATTAATAAACAAAGGTCCTAGTGTACCATCCTTGCGTTTCCGAAACAACTTATAGCCTATCATATTAATCCCTTTGCTACAACAAATAATGCTGGAATGAATGTTATCATCTTTTTTAACTTTGTCAAGCTAATTTTTGGTGCTTGACTGTCGCCATTCCTGTCTGTACCCAGGACCAAAGCCTTGCCACACAATGGGCTATGATAACCCTCAATCATAAAGAATTCTTGATTGTCCCTGTACAATCCCTCGTCATCAATATAAATAGTGTCACCATTGCTATCGATTCTAACACAATCAAATAACTGGCAATCAATGAGTCTATAGATATCCTCATAGTCTCCACTATACTCTACCTGCTCAATGCTTCCCTCATAGGGATCAATTAAATATGCTTTCATATGTAAGCCTCATAGTCAATATTACACATCTCTAAAATATGCTGCAGGGTATAATAGCCCTCTGTATCTGCAGCACCCCATTCTTTAAATGGATATAACACAGACGGAAGATCGGAAAGCTCTCCAGCAGCCAGCTTTGCCTCTACTGCCCTGTTTAAATTCTCAGCAACTTTATCACGCTCTGAAGCTCTGCCTTCGAGATTATACAATTGCCAGTGATCTGCAGTCAAGTTTAGTTTACATTCGATCTTGACTTTTTTTAACTCTACTGTCCAGCCCATAAAACCTCCATTAATTTGCTGATAAGAATACTAGCAGAAAGTACACGAATGTCAAGCATAGCCCCATAGTCCAGTCAAGTATTTTCTGTTTCATTGTTGCACTGCAAGAATTTTAATGATTTTACCCTTAGCCCCATGATATGGATAAGATATTAGGGACACATCTTTTGCCCAGCAAGCACGACAGTCCAGGCATTTACCTCCCTGTTTATATGCAGGACACTCGTGGCCTAGGTTCTTGCCTGATTCAGGGACAATCGTGCTAGTGGTCCTAAAATCCTCTACAATGGCCCCAGAGACGCTATCGCTACTCATACGGACCACCACATTAGGCAACCCCTCCAGGGCTGCTAAGACCTCCCTATACTTCGGGAATTTATAGGTCCTAGTAGGAATCCAGTGCTTGACATGTGGAGTGCGAGAGCAAACCTCCAGGATTTTATGCCCTAGGTCCACTGATACGATGTCACCACTATCAAACCACCTAAAATGAGTTTGGCGTTTTAAAGCCTTGACCATGCGATCAACCCAATCAGGACTTTTCCAGTCTAGGCGATTCCTATGACGCAATGCAATAGCATCAGGCATTTTATAAAAACCAGCCCTAGCATAGCAAACCTTACAAGCATCGACCACACTGCCATCAGGGTTTTTAGCCCCGTGACATGTCTCGAATGCCTCAAGCGACCAGGAATAACACCCCAGTTTACTTGTCTTCGATAGCATGTTACCTCCGATTGACTTACCAGGGCAGACTATATCTAATCTGCCCCAGTCAGTCAACTAGGTTAAACCCTAATTAGATCATGATCTGTAGCGACTAAATCTATATCGCTATTCCAGACGAATCGACTACCTCCAGACGCTAACTGCACCTTAGTCCGAAGATATCCAGCCCGTAGAACCTTACCGTTTTTATACTTCCCATCACCCGTGTAGACTGTCAGGAATCTACCACCCCGATTCTGTAGGGTTTTCTTACTTGACATTGCTTTTCGGATCAATTGGAACATAAAACCTCCAGGGTTAATCGGTAAGCCCTATTGCCTCCCGATGATTGAATAGTACTCCTATTGCACTGCAGCATGCAATAGGGATAAACCCTAATGTATACCTATACAGTATGCACTAATTTGGTGCATAGGGTAGCACTGATATGGTGCATCATAGACTCTCCCTATCACTGCCCAGGACACGATAGTTTTTACCTATTGGCACGATTCTTGCATAGCAAGTTCTATACCAGACTAAACTGTAGGGTTATTTGTGGTTTTTTAGAGACACGGGGGAGGGGGTTGCGCAAACATGGCTGACGTTATGG